GACGGGGTTGGCGGCGAATTTGTTGTCGGAGGGATCCTGCAGCGGGCGATACTTCGCGTTCTCGCCGCAGATCTTCTTGGCCTCCGCCTCCAGCTCCTGGCTGACCAGCAGCAGGCTGTAGTCCGCCGCGAACGGCAGGCCGTCCGGCGTGACAAAGCGATTGCCCTTGGCCTGTGCGCTGGTGATCGCGCTGACGGAGAGGGCGCTGGTGATCAGGTTGCTGTAGGTGCCGGCGTCCGGATCGGCAATGTAGGTCCGGCCGGAGCTGCCCTTGCTCGCCACGGGATGGGCCGCGCTGGCCCAGGCCACGCCGTCGCCGCCGAGGACGTTGGCGTTGAAGGCGTTGCCGAACATCCGCAGCAGGTTCATGTACACGGTCATGGCCGCGCTGTTGCCCAGCTGCTTGCCCACGCGGGCGCACTCGCCGCTTTTGTCCACCTTGGCCTGCTTGAAGCCGATGGTCTCGGTGAGCTCGAACTCCTCCGGGACGATGATGGTCTTGAAGCCGCGCTTCTTGCTGGCCTCGTTCAGATTGTTGCCGTCGTACTTGGGCATCTCGCCATAGCCGCCGGAGCCGGTCAGCTCATAGTCGATGCTCTTGGCATTGGCAACGCCGACGATGCTCAGGAACTTGTTCAGACGGTTCTTGTAGGCGTAATCAAACGCGCTGCCGACGAACTTGTAGTTGTCGGTCTTCCATGCAGTGAATTCAGACATTTCCTTTTCCTCCTTGCCTTAGTCCTCGGTGCCCAGCGTGTGGAGCAGGGCCATCATGTTGACCAGGCCGCGGTCAAAGTCCTTGCCGACGACCTTGATAGGAAGGTTCGCCGTCGCGGTCAGGACCAGCTTTGCGCGGCTGGTGCTGTCGAGGTTGCCCTTCTTGAAACCGATGGGCGGGTAGATCTCGTACTTGTCACCGGAATAGGGAGTGCCGCCGCTGGCCTTGGTGAAGGTGCTGACGGTGCCGCTGCTGGTGTAGGCATAGTCCGTGATCCGGTCGATCTTGCCGATGGGGTCGGTGTTGGTGCTGCCCTCCGCCTTCTCGATCAGCTTGATATAGCCGCCGTTGAAGTCGTCGTTGCTGAACGCGCCCAGGGTGCTGGCCGTCATGGTGGTGGCGCTGCCGCCGGTGGCCGCCACGACCGGGACCGGGCTCTGGAATACGAGCGCCGGATCGTCGTACACGAGAATCTTCGTGCCGTCGGCGCGCGGGTTGAGGCCGTCGGTGCTGCTGGCGGGATGATTCTCCGCCGCGATACCGATGATCTGGGCGGTCTCCGCCGCGGCAGCGGCAACGACCAGCCCTTCGCTGATCTTCACGACCTGGCCGGCCTTGATTTCGGTCGCAGCCGCGATATCATACTCGCGGGCGCTGCGAAGCACCTGGCCGTCGATCTTCTGATAAGGGATCATTTTCGTTTTTCCTCCTTGTGTTTTCGTTTTTGCGGTGTCTTTACCGCTCCAGGAATTCTTTCTCGGTCATCTGCATCTCCGGATGGTCTTCGTTCCATTCCTTCAGCGCCGCTCGCTGCGCCGCCGTGATGGTGCCTCCGCCGCCTCCGGAGCCGTGGCCGGTGGAACGGGCCTGCCTGTCGTCGCTTTTCGCAGCGGCGCTTGCCGTTGCTTCGCCGACCAGCGCCACAAAATCACCATAGAGGTCCGCCAGATGCTCCTTGCCGTAGCGCGTCCCCACAAACTTGCGAAATGCCGGATTTGTGTCGAGCGCTGCGATGTCCACATTCGGATACCGCCGGCTGAAATCATCAATGTCCTCTCCGATGAACTTGTCCCGCTCCGCTTTTTTCTGCTTGGCTTCCTCGGCCTTCTTCGCCTCGGCGCGTTGCGCCCGGATGAAGGCCCTGTCCTCGTCGTCCTCCAGAACGTCCTCCGCGCTGCGGCCCTCCGCCTTCGCGCGCTTCTCGGCTTCCGCCCGGCGCAGGGCGCTGGAGTAGTCTTCGAGGTCCTTCTTGCTGGTGAAATAGCTGCCGGGCTTCGCGGGGTTCGGGATCCGCAGGTTCTTGATGTCGTCATCCGTCTGGAGCCGCATCCGCTCCTCGGTGTCCTTCTCCGCTCTCCGGCGCGCAGCCGCAATGGCTGTGTTGAACTGGCGCATCTGCTGACCGGCGCTGTCAGCTCCGGGCTGTTCGCCCTGCCCTTCGCCCTTGGCTCCCGCGTCCGCTCCGTTTTGCAGGTCTACGTCCCCCTGCTCCCCGCCGCTCAATGTCGGGTTAAATTCGTCCATTGTCTCCTCCTGATCCGCCGGGAGACGACCCCGGCGTCTCTGGCATGTTTCCGCTCTCGCCGTGCGTAATATATCAGGCCGGGAGAATTCTCCCTCTATGCCCCGTAATACCACCATACCACGTGGACCCCCTCTCTAAACGTCAATATGAAAATGCCCGGAAACCGTTGACGTGCAACAGCTTCCGGGCCTCGCCCTTTGCATTTTCTGAAACCGCTCCTGTGAAAATCATCGCAGATAGCGCCCCTTCTGGTGCTTCCACTTCTCCGCCAGCTTCTGGGGCCGCTCCACCGGCGCCTCCTGCACCTCTGTCCGCTGCTGGCTCCGCGCAAAATGGCAGATTGCCGCCGCCATCACCAGGTCGTCATGCTCTCCCTCAATGGCCTGCGGCTTTCCGTCCCGGTCATACTGGAAGCGCAGCATCTGTTCCAGCGTCGCCCGGCTCCGCACACAGTCCGGCGTCTCCGCCATGACGGTCCGCAGCCCCGCCAGGATCAGAGGCCTCGTCCGGGTGTCGGTGCGGAACCCGTAGGCGCTGACATAGCTCTTCGCGATCTCGTCATACCGCTGCCGCTGGTACAGGTTCGGATAGCCCCATTGCTCCAGCATGAGCTCCGCGTAGCTGCCGTAGTTGATTTCCAGCGCGATCAGCGCCGCGTTGTAGTACATGCCCAGGCACCAGAGCTGCCGGGCAAAGAGGATCTCGCTGATCGGGTTCTCGTATTCCGCCACCTGTTCGCCCGTCGTGTTGTCAATGACGTGCATGGTGAAGCGGTCCGTGCCGTCGCCGGCGCTGTCGGCGCCGATGACATACGGAACGCCCCGCTCCGGCGCCTTCCAGATGCGGAGAAAGCCCCGCGACGGGTCCTCCACCCATTCATAGCGTTCCGGCTTCCCGCTCTCCGCCTCGGTGAACTCGAAAAAGCCGATGCGCTCCGGATCCGGCGCCGTGCCGGCCAGCAGCATGATCTTCTCGTTGTCGAAGTATGAGCGGCCTGTTGTCAGAAACGCCTCTTCCGGAAACGTCGGATACTCCTGCCGGAAGTATGCCTCGTCCCCGGCGCAGTCGTTTCGAATCGTCTCCCGCCGCCATGCCAGCTGCTCCGGCGTCAGGCCCACCCGCTCCATCAGCTCCCGCTCATACTCCGTCCATTTCGTACCCGGCGCCACGGGCTTGCAGTAATCCGGGTCCAGATACCAGGGGAGAAACACCGCCCGGAAATCATTCCGCCCGGCCACGGCGTCGTCCCAGAAGTCCTTGAACTCTCCGAGGCCGTTGGCCGTCGTCTCATAAATGACGCAGCTGTCCGGCGTCTTCGGCACGGCGGCCATGAGCGCGATGTGCGTCTGCCGGAAGTTCGGCCAGAAGGCGCACTCCGAGCCGTGGACGTTCCGAAACGTGAAGGAACGCCCGCCACCCTTGCCGCCGGCGGTGATGCAGCGGATTCGGCTTCGCAGTCCGGGATTCCGCTCCTTCTCCCGTGGGTCCTTCGTCGGGTTCTCGAAAAGCAGCTCCTGGGCGTTGCTCGCCTTCTTCATCGGCTGAAGCTGCGCCGGGAGATTGTCGTAAAACAACTTGTTCATCTCGAACAGGTGTTTCGTGCTGTCGTCTTCGTGCGCCATGATCAGCGTGCTGGCGTTGGCCGTCACCGCGCTGTCCGCGAAGAAGATGCCCTCTATCATGGTGCTGCAGCCCAGCTGCCTGCCCTTGAGCACGACGATCCGCACCGGCTTTCCCTTGGCGTGTTCCTCCCGGATGATCTCATACAGCCGCGTCTGCGCCGGTTTGAAGCGCAGCTCCACCAGCTCCTGCCGCTTATCGATGATTTTCAGAAAGTTCTCGCAGTATTCCCGCGGATTGCGGATGTTGATCAAAACTCCCGCCCCCCGTCTGAAAGCGAGCGCAGAAACTCCTCCACGCCCTCCCGCGTCTCCGGGTCGGCGGAGAGCTCTGTGCGGTTTTTCCACTTCTCCGGCGCCCGGTTCGTCAGCCAGAATTTGATTGCCTGTGTGTCAGCCGGGACGTAGACAGTCTCCAGCGCCATCTCCAACCGCTCCTCCTCCCGGACGCGGCGTCCCTGGGCGTCGTAGATGACCTCTTTCAGCTTCATGGCCTTCGCCACCTGATGTGTCCCGCCCAGGCACCGCTCCAGCAGGGAAGCCTCCACGGCCTTGTTGTTCGCCGCCGCCAGTGCGCCGGTACGTCCCGCCGTGATTGCGTTCTCTATTTCGTCATGCTTCGCCCGCCAGCGGTAGAACGTCGAAGCGGCCACGCCCATGCCGGCGATCATTTCCTCGTCGGTCTTGGACGCAGCCCATTCCTCGATTTTCGCCAGCCCTTCCGGGCTGACCCATTGCGCCAGCTTTCCCTTTGCCATATCATCTCCCCCATTCCGTGTAGAACGACCGGCGCAGTCGTTCCATCGTCTTGTCGGATATATAATGCCTGTCGCAGCACTCCCGCCAGGATATGCGCGTCGTCATATAGGCGAGGATGGCCTTGCGTTTCATGCCGTCCCCGCCGCCGACGTCGGTACAGATCGCACGGATGCGGTCCTGCACTTCTTTCGGCTGATGCTTGAACGTCTGGCAGGTAAACCAGATCGCGCCCTGCTGCTCATAGCTCAGCGGCACGGAGCGCATATACTTGAAACGCTTTCCCATGCGCTACTCCCTCTTTCTCAGCACCGCGTAGGTGTACCAGCCCCGGTTCATTTCGTTCCGGACGCCCTCACAGCTCACACACTCCCAGCCGGGGTAGAGTTCCTCAAAGATGTTATAGCCCAGGCCCTGTTCTGCGGCCTCGCCCAGAGCGTCGGCGGCCTCCATGTCGAAGCGCCCGTCCACGATCTCTTCTTCCGGGCGGATGCAGTTTTTTGAACAGCTCCAGCGTCGGTAGGTGTCCCGCAGCGGCTTTCCCTGGCCCGCGATGTAGGCAGCCAGACCGTCCAGGCCGTCGCCCTCGAATTGCAGGCGTCTCGAATTGCAGCGTCCGTTTCCCCACAGCTCCTCGATCTCGTCGCGGTCCATGCCGCCGGTGAGGAACAGGTGATGGTGGATGCGTCCGCTCTCTTTGCCCCGCTCCGTGCGCTTGATATACTTCAGCTCTATCCCCAGCTTCTTATACCGCCGGCGCAGCTTCTTGATGAAATTGTCCAGAAGCCGCTCCGCGTCGTTGATCGTCTCCGGCTCGTTGGCGTAGGTCAGATGCAGCGCCAGGTCCTTCTGCGTGAAGTTCAGATAGGCGATTCGCGTCAGGGCGAGCCTGCTGTTCCGCTCATTGATCCGCTTCTGTATCTCCGAGGACTCCCGGCAGCGATTTCGTCTGACTCCGGGCGGCTGGAAAACCGGATAGATCATGACCTCCATGCGAGGCCCGGAGACGATGATCCGCTCCCGTGTGAACATTCTGCCTTTGTATTTCCGCATAGCTCCTCCGCCTTTTATCTGTACCCGTGCGCGCGCCTCGGTGTGATCGCGCGCGTTGCCGTCTCCGATTTCTCTCATTTCTCCGGTTCGGAAGCGTTCAGAGAGCCGCCCGCCCTCTGCCCGCGTTGCCTGCAGGAAGGGCAGGGGAGCTCTGTCACGCTCCGCCTGGTTGGTGCGTGTCCCCACTATTAAGATTCGTTACGAGGACGAAAACCGCGTGCGCGCACGCGATTTATATATGGTATCTGATTTCTCACCCTGCGGATGGAGGACCGCAGCCCTCCATCCGTACCGTCAGAAATCAGTGTTCGGTTTCTGCTCCCGCTCCGTTTTCGCGGCGCTTGAGGCCGTGTGTGCCCTTCAGTCCCGCGCCGGCGG